ACCAGTTAATTTAGGATCGTATGCAGCATTAATAGGAGCGTAATCTGCAATATTACCAACCCCACTAGACCCAGCTGTAATTGCAGTCCAAGAGCCAATTCCGACACCTACAACATCCGAGCCGGTGACAGCAATACCTGGGGCTGCTCCACCGTAATAATAATAGAATCTTGAATAAGGATTTCGATAAGCCCAATTTAATTGACCAGCACCATCTGTAATTAAATCTTGCCCCACCTGACCATCAGTGTTCGGCCATGCATTATCTTTGAGTGTGATGACATCATTCGTGGTAGATAGAACAGTGTTTCCAGTATGATCATTAACAACAAGACCTGGGTTACCCAATCCATTCTGTTCGATGACGATACCAGCAACACCATACGATGTATTCTTAATCTTGTAGATATCTGGGTTGAGATCACCACCAAGTCGTGGTGCGGGATCATCTTGCACTGCCTCTAATACGGTACCAGATCCCGCGATGTTGGATAATAGGGCTATTGTACCAGGACCGGAAGGAATTGTCAACCCATTGAGTGCATCGAATGATGTGGTATTTGCTGTAAGGGTCCTTCCATCTGATATGATGACATCAGCATCGATTGTGATAGGTTGCAATCCTTCGAGTGATTCGACCGATTCGAATCGAATGCCCCCGGCGAATTTTGCTTCAAGGGATGCTGTATTATCTACCTGTAAGACCTGATTGATGGTCGGAGTCGATGCCCCAATACCTTGCTGAAGACCAGCACCATAAGGTGTGTCACCATCACTTATACGAAGCTCACCGAATTCTGGATCATAAAAAATATCACCTTTACGACCAATATAAGAATAGGGGTCTGTTGCCCCCATCTTATCAACAGCAAGTTTAAACGTAGAAGCCATTAGGCAATCTCTTTGATGTAGAGTGTATCTCCGCAAATACCAAATTGAATGCGAGCATTATCGGTTATAGTATATGCACTATTATCGACCAACAGCTTATATGCTACAGTATCTCCAGCACTTGCACCGTGTGTATCTACAAATGTAAAATATTGAGAGCCAAAGAAAGTATTTCCGGCTGGGAATATGAATTGTTTTACAGTCGTGCCAGCACCACCATTTATGATTCGAACCAAATTAATTGGCTGTTCTGTCGTGGCATCAGTAACATTAATAACACTGGCATCAAGCTCTACCTTAATACGAGTGAAACCTGAGGTGACTGTTACACTTGCCTCGATATCGTTGGTTCCAGCCTCGTCTTCTAGGTAATTATTATGGGCAATCTGAGCACCTGGGTTATATGACAATGAAGTACCAAATTGATCATATGCTTCAGTGCCAATGGCAGGAATCTCAGATGTGAGTGCAAGAGTACCAGTTCCACCCTGTACCGTATGAGTATTCAGAGAGGTGACTGTCAACGCTCCAGCAGAAGTGAATGAAGAGGTAACACTATTGGCTGTCAACGCTGAACCAGGCAAATCGACTGTACCTACCACAGAGATTGAATTATTGACGTTCAGGTTACCATCGACCTGAATAGGAATGCCTGGGTTTGGTTCTTCGATTAGAACGGTCTTAATGCCACCTTGAAAGTCTGGCGTCAGATTTACTGGTACAGTAGCATCTTCAGAAATTGTGGCAGCAATACCTGGTGTGACAGGATCGGCTGCGGCACCACCAATCGTAGATCCGGCAGGAAGGTCGATCTTACCACCTGATGCACTTAATTGAACACCGCCAAGATAGATCGTGTTACCAGCAAGATAAAGATCTCGCCATGAATTTTCTTCTGTTCCTATGTCGTAGGTGGTATTTGCAGATGGGATTAAACTGCCGGTAATTTGTTGACCATTGATATCAAGTGGCCCACCCAGTTGAGGAGTTGTATCCTCTACGACATCATTGATACCACCACCTCCACCACCGGTGATTGCAATACCACCCGGCGTCGTACCATCAGATCGTCTTAACGAACCAGTATCTGGGTTATAGAAAATATCACCGTCTCTGCCGATATAACTACTGGGATCTGTGGCTCCCATTTTATCTGCATAAAGTTTAAAAGTAGTAGGCATTTACTTCTCTCCGGGCGTATCTTTCTTATATTTCTTCACTAATTCTGGTGTACCTTCATATCCAGCACCACCTTCTTCTTTAAATGTCGGTGTATAATTAACGAGGTGTTTAGGCATGGCTCCCTTTGCAACAAGATCGCGGAACATCTTATCCAATGCACGTACATCTAAATCGAATGTCTGAGCAGTTTTTACTAGATTCTTTCTTGCATCACCAGGGTTCTTCTTTCGAAGTTTCAACCAATGTTTGATTGCCATGGTGTATGCTTTGCGCTTGACCTTAGTATCAATCCATCGAGCTAACCAAGGTAGCATATCTTGAATGATACTACCTTCGAATGTTGATTCTTCGATGGCCTCTCTTTGCATTTTAATCCATTTCTTGGCAACAGGAGAGCTCGGTGGCTTACGAGTGAACTTTGCAGCCCACTTATAAGCAACCTGAGTCCCAGCTTCCCAATTTGATCCTTCACTATTATCGACGATAGTGAAATTACTACCAAAGAGCCCTTGGAATCGACCTACGTTCTTCTGTACTGCATCCCACATCTTTGATACCTGATCGGCAGGTAAAGATCGAGCCCTTTTGTCATTTCTAGCCAATGCGGTGTCTTTATCAGTATTGACGAGGATCATACCTACATCATAACCTAACTTTTTAAGAGTCATCGCTTGATCTTTGATTTTCTTATAATCTTTTCCTGTGCCATCGATGACAAGACCTAATCGACCCTTGAGGTACATTTCTTGTTTGGTCTTAGTCAGATCAACGGCCCTACTACGAAGAGCCTGGCCCTTATCAGTAAAGGTATCGGTCTTCATTGAAAGCCCTGCTTTCTTCATGGCATTTTCGAATGCATCATCTGAATTGACTACTCTCATGCCCAGAGCAGATAGAGCAGTCTTGCCGACGATGAATGATTTGCCTGAACCAGGTCCACCAGCTAGGAATATGGCCTTGAAGATTGCTGGATCATTGACCCCTTCCTCTACCTCTTTACTTTCGCGTAGATCTGAATCGGCAGTATGATATGTTTTTCCTTTGGTCGCATAAGAATTTACGCGAGCAAAACCCCACTGGACAGGAGTAGTGCCAGGTCTATGGCCGGTTCTCCAAGCAGCAACACCACGATCGAAAACCTTTTTAAGAATTGCATATGATATACCTGTTTCCTTTGCCTTTTTCTGCAAGGTTTCCTTCGTGTCTTCGTCAAGCTCAACTTCTTCGAACATTTTTTGTAGCTTCATATAATAGCGATCTTGAACAAACCCTCTATCTACAGGGACCTTTCTTTGAGCACCGTTTAGAGTAAATGTAATTGATCTATCATCTTTCTTTACTTTAGTTCCGCCGTTTTTTTTAATTTCTTTTTCTACAGCAGAAACAGCAACCGCACCTTCGTCAAGTTCTACTGTCTCTTCACCAAACATCTGGTGATATTTCTTGGTGTGCTTAGAAGGTTTTGTTTTGGCGTCTTTATCGCCGGGTGCAGGAGCATATGCCTTAGGATCGTCATCACTCATTTTTGCCTTTCGGGCAAAGTGCGAATTACGCTTTTCCTTGGTCTTCTTGTCGAGACCGGAATAGTACTTTTTTGGCTGTGAGCCCTCCTTATCCTTGATGTCTCCATCTTGTTGTACCTCATCCAATTCAGGGGTCGGCGCAACAGGCTCAGGTACAGGCTTCCATCTCTTAAAAGATTTAAAACGATAATCAATCTTTACCGTATTATCTTGCTTTAAGAGTCGATGGGGTCGTGCGTAGATCTTGGCATGTCGATTCTCTTCGAGCATATCGGTAGACATATACTGATCTACCATTTCTTGTAACTCTAGGATGTTTTCGACTGTTAGGTCTTCTTCTTTCTTGCTACGCATTTTTTGAATGCGTTCTAATTCCTTCTTCTTAATCGCGGGCAAGAGCTTTTTGGCAAGTTGCTTTGCCTTTGCCTTGGGTATCTTCTTCAGGCGATCATCAATTTTTTGACGTTGAGAATAGGACATATCGTCGGTATCTTTACCACCGGCAATTTTCTTTTTCAATATTTTCAATGCAGCTTTTTGTGCACGGCCTTTGAGTTTTTCAGTAGAGGCCTTTCTCTTCATTGCGATTGCTTTCTTTCTGGCAATCTTAGGTGCAAGCTTCTTCATTCGAATGGCAGCCTTTCTGCGTTGGGCAGGTGTCATGGCTTCATCCATTTCTTCACCAACAGGAAGGCCCATTCCCTTTCGAACCAAATCATATACTTCACGACCCGTAGATCGTTGTTGAGCCAACTTATCAGGCAATGCAGCCATAAACATTGCAGCCTCACCATCAGCGGCCATCTGTCTCATTTTAGAAGCAGACATGCCCGTGACACCTTCGGCGTCTGGGTCTCTATCCCCGGCAGATACTGTATTAATTGATTTGAAATTATATTCCTTACCGTTATATTTGTTGGCAAGGGTATCGAATTCTTTTACGCGGTCAGAACCCACAACGATTATAACATCCGAATAGGCTGAATCAAGTTCCTTGAGGACCTCGATGATGTTTCGAGCCTTAGAATTTTTGACAATACTACCAAACGCGGCTTTTGCAAATTTGATCTTGTCTTTATAAGACAGAGGGTTCTTTTTCTTATCTTGAGAATGAGAAAGGTATACAGCAGAATCGGCACCTGCACGACGTGCTTGTTTAGCTACCATTCTCACCAATTTACTGTGACCAGTAGTAGGCGGATTCATGCGACCGAATGTGACGACAATCTTTTTATTGCCATCGACAGCTTCAGTGACAGGATTTATCTCTACGTATTTGGAAGGATCGAATTCCTTGAAGGCAATTGTCTTCTTGCCTTTCTTTTTGTCATCCTTCTTGTCGTCCTTCTTGGGCTTCTCAGCCTTTTTAGGTTCATCCTCAGCATCATCAACATCTACATCAACGGAGGCATCATCTTCAGGGGCCTCTACCTTAGTGGACTTACGATTTCTTTCTTTTAGATATGACATGATAACCACTTATTTGCTATTATGTGTTTATTTATTCGTCAAGACAACTCTACCCTGTCGATAATGTCTATCGAATGAATCGATGAACCGGTAGTTTCTATCTGCCGAACCACCTTTCCATATGGTAGATTCTCTCAACCACCCAACAGCCGGCGGTGGCGATGCAATACAAAGAGGCACTCTTGTTCTACGTTGACCTCTAATGAAATAAGCATTATCAACGGCACCTAATACACCCAGTCCTTCGATCTCCGCGACCAATACCTTGGCAGTATTTTTGGTGATCGCATATGCATGAGCACCTTCGTGTCCATCGATATCAATCAGGTCCGTTGGAGATCCGGCTGCAGCGTGATTATAATTCTCTGGGTCTTTCATCTTATAACCAAGGACACATATCTTGTAGTCAGGGATATCGATATCTACTGGATTTAACAACAGACCATCGTGTTCTAATATGATGAAAGATTCGTGTTTGGAATGCTCGGCTATCTTCTTCCAAATTCCACCATGGCCTGCACTTGCACAATTTGCTTTATGAGCATCAAGCATTTCATCGTCAGCCATGTACCTATATTCTTCATTGAATTTCATAGGTATGCCTGTTTTCATCCAAGCAGCCTTTCCGGTCATGTTACTATAACCGTTAAAGTATTCCCATTCAATACCTACTTTGTCACACGATTCAGCACACTTGGCAGCGTATTCGTGTGATAACGGATTATTGTGTCGCAGTATAATGGCTAATGTCGGTTTCATATGCTGATATCCTTAACCTCGAGTAGAGGTTGAAATCTTCCTTAAAATGCTTTCTTATTTTATTTACGGTACCTAAATCAAAATCAAAATCTTTGTCTCTTCGATATCTTAGTTTAAATCTAGGAACTCCAGTGATCTGTCTAATCCCTTTATCTTCAAACAAATCTCTTAAATGGTAATCTATGTATTCATAGAGCCAATATTGCCCCATTACTTTCCCATTGACACGTAATCTATCATATTGTGATATGGTGTCATTTGGGTGATTCAGAGAATACCCATTATTGGTCCAAGCCTTATATTCAGATAAGGAAGGATCTTCTTGAGGAGTCCTCATATATTTAAGTTGATAATAAAGACTCTTTTGTCTTTCTATGGGATCTCGTAGGATGCAGAAACAGGTATAATCGTCTACCTGCTCTTCTGTAACCAGATCCTCATTGATTAGATCTTCCAATCCTAACCCATAGAAACCGTAGGGTCTATACTTTTCTAGTATTTCTTCAGATACGGTTCCTAAAATATTATCGTCTTCTACTGGGGTATATATTGCTTCGGGGTCATCAATATTATCAATTAAATATTTACAGATACTGCTCCCGCCAGCCCTTGGTGTCCTTACGAATATTATTTTATATTTATGTGAAATGTACATCAAGCACCTTTATCATAGGTTTTAACATTAACAAACAGACCGGTCGAACCCCAGAATTGATCAGCGTAAATCTTGCCCGGACCATTATATCTAGGACCAACATACCATTGAGGAACAAAGAAATAAGAAGGCCATATGGTAAGCATATGCATCCAATTAGGAACTTGATGAGCGAGAAACAGATTTCCGGTTGATCGAAATGGTTCTGGGTTGAGTTGTTCTGGTCTTAATTCATGCAGAGTATCTATGATATGTTTTAGAAACACATTTCCTGGGTTACAAGCATACATGGGACATACGTAACCTGGTTTGGCCTTTTCATTTTCCCAACAAGAATACGCATAGTGCTCAGGAGATGTGAAGAGTTCGTCGACCCTCTCTAAACACTGAGAATCGGCCTCCGGCATGAATCCACCTTGCTCGTAAAGCAACTCATATCGAATGAGATCTGCTACCCCTGGCCACTTCTGCCATTGATAATATCGTTCGATAAGATGTTGATTGTGCCATTTACGAGACTTTAGCATCTCGTCTGTGAAGAGAGTATGATTCCAATCTGGATGTTTATCTTTCCAAGTTTGAATCCATTTGAGAGGAGCAGGTTTTGGGCCTATCCATATCTGGGTGATTTTCTTTTCAATGTTCATTCTCATTATTACCTAATAATCTATCGGAGACCAGATTTGCTTTCTCGGTCTCTATCACTTCAATACAGAGATTGGTGATCTCTATTTCTTTGCGGATCCACCACATTTTCTGCTGCAGTTTATCCAATTCATTTTGATAATATTCCAGCTCTTTTTCCTTTCTCACCTTCTGCTCGATTATATCGGTGAGGAGGAGTATATTAGACATAACTACTTATTAGTATAATTCTGACCAGGCTATGCTACAGATCGCGGTCTTGGAAGGAGCCGTAGATGCAGCCACAACTGTTACTATATCAGATTCAATAGCTGCAAAGGTATTGGTTACAAATTTTCTTCGCAACTGATAACGTAGCTGATCTCTAAATTGAACAATGTTACTGGCACCTGAAAGAGAAGCGCCTGAAAAAATGACATTATCTTTTGTAAATGATACGGCAGTAGCTGCAGTATCGACCTCTACAGCACTATATGGTTCACCTTGGTCTGTGAAGGTCGCACCAGTGAGAGTCGGGTTTCGAACCAACATAAAATAAAGGTTCGTGTTATCTACAGAAGATACTTGCATTTCCAAAATCTTCACAGCAGCTGATAAAGCAATGTCTTTCAAACGAAGAGACACCAAAGGATAGAACGTCTTGGCGTTAATTAGATTATTTGTGGTAGTATCGATTTCTACCAATGGCGCACTAGTGGTAAAATCTAAACCATTCTCAGCATTATGAACCGTGCCGATATCTTCAACACCACCTTCTGCAATCACAGAGGTTGAAGAAAGATAGAAATATGCAGGAGGTCCAGAATAGGTAGGCGATGCAATCAATTCTTGTCTTAAAGGTAAGAAAGGTGTTTTAGTCCATGTACCTACAGTGGTGTTTGCATTATTGACTGTATGGATCACGTGGAATTCACCATCGATTACGTAACCAAATTTAACCTGACCTGATCCATACCATTCATATTCAATACCGAGCAATTGTTGAGCAAGAGGGTTAGCAACGATTTGAGATCTACCGTCACCTTCGAGGCTATCGCCATTCCATTCACCTGCATTTCTTCCTACGCGAACAGTTTCAACACCATTCTTTTTAACGACGAGGAAATAATCACCGGTGCCATCATCCTCAAAAAAGACACCATTGTCATCATCATACATTCCAATGCGTCGAGTGATACCTTCAGATGGCAAATCGAATCGACATGCCATTGAGGCAAACTGTTCTTTACCTGGGACGTATGGAATGACATTTGCCGTTTCTCTCTTAACGAAATCATTGGCAGCTTTGACGACTGCAACGGCAGTGTTTTCGGTGATGATATCAGACCCGGGGCTGAGAGGATCAAATGTCTCAGGATTAGCAGCATCGTTAGAAATATACGCGTTGGCAGTGCCACCAAGTTCTTGTAACCATTGAGCATCTTCGACCACATGAGAAAATGTATGATGGAATATTGTCTGAGGATTAGATACCTTGAGGCGATTCTTTGAGGTGAACGAAGGTCGCCAGTCGGACTGGGCTCCAAATTTATCAGCCAAGGTGACCGCCTCAAATAAAGAGGTGCCATTAGCTAAATATGATTGTGACTTTTTATTCCATTGAGCCATTTATTTTTGCCAACCTTTTATGTAATCAGGTGAAAAATTAGCTCTACTAAAGCCAAGTCTATCTACCAATTTTAGAACATTTTGTCCAGAGTGATCAATGGCAACAAACCCTTCTTGTCCAGTCACCTCGAATCCCTTCGAAGTTTTGAGTAAAGTCTTAATACCCTGTACAGTATTGAGTTTATCGATCACGATATGTTTAGCATCGACTAGCATATTATATAGTTCAAAGACTTTTTCGATGTCTTTATCTTTGTATTTATTAAAATAAGAAAGAACAGTGTTCTTTTTATCTCTCTGTGCCTGTTTGCCCTTTGCTGAGGACCGACTGGCAGCCTGTTTTTCGTAGTATTCGTCAATAAATTTTCTCAGGCCGATGACGAAGGCCTTAGGCTCTCCAATACGAGACCCTTCTCTTATCTTAGAATTGATGTATGTATTGACCCTCATATTCAATTCGGCATCTTGATACAGGCCATCCAGTACACCTTTCTTTGTCGTCTTGAATAGAGATCCTGCCTTAGATAAGAGTTCAGTAAATTCTTTTGTTTCCTGAGCCGTGAATGTGGCTGTACCCGATTTGTCTTCGAAGACAGCATCTACATTCCACACACTAGCTACTTTTTTGAGGCCTGGGACAATCTTCTTTCCAAAACTTGCTGACATTGATTCAAGATCTGATCCTCCGTAAGTTGTGTGCCAGACCACACCGATCTTGGATCTTGATATTTCTTTAGCGAGGCCTGAATCGACCGGTATCGCATAAACAATGGTATTAGGATGGAAAGTAAGATGCGGTTCGCCATCAATACTTTCTGCCTTGATATCGTCTGACGTATAGAGGAAATCACCTTGCACAACTCCTTTGATCCCCAACTTGGAGAGCTCTGCGAGTGCGATCTTGAATTTGTCATTCAGTTCACCACTCAAATCATTATCAATGTCTTCATTCGATTTATATAACTTAGGGTTCTTATTGAAGACGCCCTTTTTGGCCACGAAAAATTTTCCATCAGTCGGATCTATCCCGGCGAAGATGGCAGGAGCACCATCCCACTTTGTAGTGAGAGAAACAGGAGCACTAGTGTTCCCGGCCAACATATCACGAAGAGCTCGAAGATAAAGGATAACATTTCGAGTGCCCTTAACACCGCCGTCTAATACAGCGTCTTCGAGGTGAGTCATGTGAAGATTCTTTGACTCTTCCAAATATGTGCCAAATGATTTCATACGTGTCCTAGTAAATATTCGTATGGCTTTTTATGTTCGTCACTCTCAGATTTCATATTAAGGAATATTATAGGGTCAATCAACTTAGGATCACACCACCAATCTTCAAATGCCCTAGATCTATCCTCATCCGGTGATATGTTTCCAGCCATAAGAACATATCCCCTTTCTGATAAAAATTTACGAGAGTGCTTTCTAAAATCTTTATCCTTATAATAATATGAATCGTGTTCATATGTTATCACACGAAACCTGTAAGAGTCCCATGGTATCCTATGCATTGCCTTCCACGTTACATCCGGTGGATCACAATCCAGCTGGAGGTAATCAATAACTGTAGGCATTTGTAGATGTGGTAAGAGGACAGAATAATCTATCGTTGTAGCATCTAAACAATATGCCGTGTTATTTGGTCTCTGTTGATGATGTTTCTGAATTGAATCAGAATTATAATCAATACTGAGACCACGCCATCCATAGGCCAACTCTAATACGGCTGTATTGCTCCTATGAAAAGGAAGATCACAACCGATCTCTAAATATGTGCCCTCTCGTTTACCATCAGTCATCGAAAGAACATATATGTCTTGTAAACACTCAGAATAATTTCGCTCTAGGGTTTCAAATCCTTGGAAATTGTGTCTTAATTGTTTACCTCTAATAACATCAAATAAATCATAACTAAATGGTTTCATTAAACTCCCTACGAGCTCTTGGGCAGATCTCTATAGATCGCCTTAAATTCATCACTCATAAATGCAGTGAAAGATGGTGCCGATCTAAAGTTGCCTTTATAACGTAAAACAATATTTGCAAGAACCGTACCACCTAACGATAAATCTAATTTCAACATTGCAGCCGTTGCTCCTGGCTGGAACGCCTGTACCTCACCGGGGGTGTAATCGATAGCAGCCCCACCCTTCGATGCAAGATTTTCTATCTTCTCCGATACTGTGTCGATATTTTTATATTCTGCCTTTTCGACCACGACACCTTTCCTTGCCCCATAATCACCGATACCAGTGACCAATGAGAAATCGAAATCAACAGATTGAAGTTCTTTTAAATCTGCTTTGAAAATAAGTTGTACTAACTGATTGGCAATAAGTTCTTTATTCTGAGAAATGATTTTGCCCATCTTGCCAAATAGAGATCGACTCTTTTTCAGTTCAGCATTGATTATTTCGTTGGGTATCTGCTGGATGAATAACTTCCAATTCTTGGTAGAAGGTCTAGTCTTCTTCATCAGCTTCTCTGTCGCCGGATCTAGTACCCCATCTTTCTTGGCTCTAGCAATGACACGAAGATAGAACATACCAGCGCTCTTATCGAGGGTTTCCATCAGCGATTGAAATTCTTTACCTTGGAACAGTGTAGAGAATGATTTATTAATCAGAGTAGGATCTGCCTCAGATAGACGAATCTTCTTTTTGAGAGAGACACCCATATACTTAGAACCCTTCTTGATAATAAAATCAGAAGAGTTGAAATCTTGCATGCCGTATTTGGTGATCTGGAATTTCTTGACATCGTCATCCCATGCCTGGCCGGTGAGATAGACTTTATCAGCTCCACCCCAACCATTATCGTGGAGTGCCTTTGCAGCAGAAACGGCCTTGGCCATATTCGCGTAGTCTCCACCTAATTTCTCTACCTGGCCTGATTTGTAGCCACTGATATTGCCGAGATTCTTTTTAACCTCATCAATCAGTACATCCATTTCATCCGACGTGGTGGGTATGGGCAGAGATGACTTTAGCATCAAACCTGCAGTCATGAGTTCGTGAGGATCGTCGCCAGCAGCAGATCTCTTGCCACTTGGACGACAGTTGACGTATACGTATTTCTCTAGGTCTTTATGCCGGAAAGCAAAATCTTTGGTAATACGGGCTGGTTTAACCGGAGCTGGTTCTAGGTCATCTCGTTCTTCGATAATTGCATTTGCCATTGAGGCATATTTTGTCCTCATGGCGTCGTCCATCATCATTGAGATGCCTAACTTTTTACCACTATTATAGGCAGGACGATCGTCTAGTGCAATTTCTGTTGGTATAGAACCAATTGCATTATCAATCTCGGCTACTAGTTCCAATGCCCTTGCATTTTCATCGATAGCCGTTTCTTCTTTTAGATAGGTTTGAAACCGTTTCATTATGAGCTCCGTGTTACCCAATATTTATAACTATATCAACCCTCCGGCAGAAAACCTCTTCTTTCCTTCTCCTAGCTGCCGTACACCAAAGTCTGTCTTATCAAATACAGCAACATCATCATCTTGTTTCTTGATATCACCCGAATCTTGATGGATGGTCTGCTGTACACTTTCCTCTAAATCATATATCTTCATCTTCGCTCTGTCAATACCCACGAGGAATCTTCTATAATAAGAAAGATCACCCCATCGATTCTTGAGCTGTTTGATCATCAGCTGATTGAGGGAATCGAGTTGTTCAGACGTAATCAGACCAAAGATGGCATCAGCAGTATGGGTGATACCCATCGATTCAGATGTATTGGTCAGATCGACATCAGAGTTGCCATATCCATCTCGGTTGAACTGGGATGATGTGACAACAGCACAATTATTCTCCATTGCCAGACCACGGACCTCTTCGGCAATAGATTTCACAAGAGTGTAAGAGTTTGCAGCTGCGGCTCCTTTCACACGAGAAGAAGCACAGATATTCAGGTAATCAACGAACACGACATCTGGAATAAAATTCTTTTTCATTTTAAGTTCGTTCAATAGATGTCGAAAGTGTCCCACGTGAGCACTTCCGGTTGGATATTCCTTAATGATCAATTTGCCAGGAGTCTTCGATCTGTATCGAGCAATTCTCTTCTCAAAAACATCACGAGGAATCTCTCCGACCTCATCGAGGGTAATGTCCATAATGTTGGCATCGATCCTCCGGGCAACCTCTTCTTCAGCCAATTCCATGGTGATGAATAAGACATTCTTGCCATGCATCAACATCGAGGATGCCATGTGGCATTTGACCAGAGATTTACCGCCACCAGTAGTGGCCAGTAGTACAGTCATCGATTTACGAGGCAGACCACCCTTGGTGATCTTGTTCATTAATTCAATATCAAACGGAATTCTTTCCTCTTTCTTATGGTAATAATCATAGCGATCATCATTCTGCACGAGGAAATCATGGCCGATACTCGAATCAAAAGAGATACCGAGAGAATCAGCCAGAATTTTTGGGATTTCTCCCTTGTCCATATCACCACCCTGTCCTTCAAGGATCATAATGGATTTACGGACTGAATTAAATAGATCCCTATCTTGGCAAAATTTCTCTGTCTCGTCGATAAGGAACTCTGTGTTTGTATCTTCGTCTAACGAAAGACCCCGAACGATGTCTTGTACTTCTTTGTACGCGTCTTCGTTCAGGTCTGTTCGGTTATCCAGGCAGAGACCCAAAGCCTCCTTTGACGGAGGCTCGGAATATTTCTCAACATACTCACAGATGGTGGAATATACCTTCTGGTAATTCCTATCTTCAAAATAATCTGATTTTAGATAAGGGTATACCTTTCGGTAGTAGTCCTCATTCAGTATCAGATTCGATAAGATCGTCTTCTCTAGCATATTCTTCTCTATCAGCCATTGTTAGTTTAAATTTATCTTCGACGAATCGTTTGAATTTCGGGTCTTCGCACAGACCTTCGAAGAATTCATGGTCGCCTTCGATATCTTTCAGTCGACGTTTCGGTTCGATAATCTCACCAGTCGACATATCCACCATATTATACCATCCTTGCGTGGCCTTTGTCAAGTGCCCTGATTCAAGAGCCAGATCAAAGAGTGCAGACCATTTCTGGATGCCGGTTTCAAACATAACAGTGAAGGGAAGTTTTGCCTTCTCTTTCACGTATCGCGATTTCTCAATGTTGATCGTGAATTTGAATCCAGCCAATTCAGACCCATCCTTCTCCTGTGATTTAGAGATGATGAAGATTTGATTAGCTGAATAGTAGATCCCCGTACCGCCAGACACGATTGCCTTGGGGAATAACCCCATTTCTTGGTAGACGTGATTGATAGCGACGCAGGGGAGATCCTTGGTCGTTAACTTGGGGGTGATGATACGGAATAAAGATTTCAGTTGTTTTGCCCGTGACATATCGGCAACCGATTTCTCATTCAACGCATCTTCGACCTCTTTCTTCGAGGCCAAGTTACCGATTGAATCGATCATAATATAGACACGATCTCCACGTTCGATGTCGTCGAGTCGTTTTGTCATATCGAACTTGAGCTGTTCGACATCTTCGATAGGGACATGAAGTACTCGATTGGTATCGATATCATAACTCTCAAGATAGTCGGGAGTGACGCCATATTCTGAATCATAGAATATAGCAATACCATCCTCGTATCGGTCGAGATATGCCTTCATGCAATATAGACCCAAGAGGGTCTTGAAGCTCTTCGAAGCTCCGGCAAACACTGTAAGACCAGGAATCAACCCGCCATCGAGTGAACCACTGAACGCGATATTAAGAATCGGGAGTTCAGTCTTGATTGGTTGTTTCTCGTTGAAGAAAGTTGATTTTGATAGTACAGATGAGTGTTTGACAGTGCCTGCTTTGAGCATTTTGTCCATTAGACTCATGTAATATCTCCATTCATAATTTGGTAAAGTCGATCAGCAAACGCATCGAGTTTTTCATACCGATCGGGCCAATAGATATAATCCTTCTCTGGATTGTTCTTCAGATTATTAATCAAAGGCATTACGGTATCATATAACATTTTTGCGCGGCTGTCAACCGTTTCTAATTGAGAAGATAAATCTTCTGCCGAAGCCTGAGCAATACGAACTGCTTCCAGTTCATTCTCATCAACAGCAGTAAAGCCAAAATCAAAGTCTAAGGGGTCATTGACAATAGCCATGTTTGTTCTCCTTAAAAAAGGGGGGCCGGGTGGCCCCCATCTACTTAGGCCTTAGCCAATTCCTTGAAGATAGAAAGGTCATCATCATCGTCGTCATCGACAACTGGATTAGCCACTTCCTTCATCATAGGTTCTGGTTCAGATTTCATTGATGAACTCAGATCAAGTACATCTTCCTCTTCTTCCTTAAAGGGGTCTGAAGAAGCTGCTGCATTACCAAGATCAAGAACTCGATACAATTTCTGCTTGAGTTCGTCATAAGACTTGAAGTTTGAAGGGTCGAGCAACTCTTGGAGAGAGTGTTGCTTTTCCCAAATTGCTTCAAGATCTTCATCATCATCTGACAAGGCCGAAGGAGCATCAAACTCTGACTTGTCATAATTAGGGTATCCTTCGAATTGACGGATCTTCAATCGGAAGTTTGCACCTTCCCAGAAGTCGAAAGGATTGACTGGAGCCTCATCTTCAAAAGATGGGTTCATCAGATCATTCAACTTGTCGAAGATCTTCTTGCCGAATTGATAAAGGAATACCTTTCCTTCGTTCTCAGGATTTGCAGAATCCTTCACGACATAAACATTGGCGATATACTTGAGTCGACGCTTCTGTTTACGAGCCAGTTCCTTATCCGATTCCAGTCCAGAGTTCCACAACTTAGAGTTGTATTCTGATACCGGATCATCTTGGTTGAGAGTCGTGAGTGAATTCTCGATGTACCAAAGACCAGTAGGGCCTTGAAAGCCGTGGTCCCAAATACGCACGAATGGCATTTCTTCACCCTTGGGAGCAGGCAAGAATCGCAGAATGGCGAAACCATTCCCAGCCTTGTCTCGTTGGGGTTTCCAGAATTTACCTTCGTTTGGATCTGAATAGGTCTTTGAGGACAACTTGTCTAGCTCTGCATTGAGCTTGTCAAGTGATTTGGTACGATTCTTCTTGAGTGCTGAAAAGTCGTTTAGTGCCATAGTTGTTTCTCCTTTATATAGCGATGTATGTTTTTAATATTGCGTTGTATGTCATAACAAAAAGTGATTCTTGACATAGTCTGAGAATCGCTTGGGTTCGAAATCTAAGAAGGGTTTATACTTTTTAGATTTGCGTATTATATCACATGCTACGAACTTGTCAAGAACTTTTTCGTCCCAATAGGGAAAAATCTTAGCCAGATGCGATAGGATGGTGAACGTCTCCAACGATATCTGCTTCTGCAAGAGCAGTGTCATAATATAAGGATGTTGTCCTTCATGTGATATAAAGTTTTCCTTGTAGTCATCTTTCAACGACTTCAAGTCGGATTTAAAAAGATATCCGAGTGACTCAATTTTCTTTCGCCATTCGTTATAGATTTGTGCCCCTTGGGGCTCTACGATATCTCTAATCCATGTATCTGGTTTGACCAAAAGATTGGCCAGTAACACATTTTCCCAGTCTTCTTGTCTCGTCAACTTCCGAAAGTAGAATGTGTCATTGCGTGTTCGAAACGTCTCATAAGACGCCTTGACCTTGCCATTATATTTATGATAGTCGTACTGATCTGTCGTAAAATGTTTCTTCAGGGCAAGGTATTTTATATACGCTGAGTACGCTTCCTCATTTGCATAGGTCTGTGAGATCTGCCTCATCTTTTTGCACCATTCGTAGTTGTACGGCTTCGGTTCGAATTTTTTCTTTTAAAATCGAAGACTTCTTAATTACATCGGCAACAGATTCAATCTCCAAGTTATTTCTTTCCGCGTACTCGACAAGCGCATCGATGTAGGGAACACCACTTGATATCATCTTAGATATCGCGTGATGAATTTTTTCAGGGGTCATAGATACTACCATATTATAAGGTTCCTCTTCATCCATTTGTTAATCCTTGCTATTATATCAAGTACTGATACAAATGTCAATTAAAGTTTTAATTTTTTGTAATTGAGGGCATCGAATACCTCTTGTGAGATATCATTAATGCCCGATAATCGCCACGGAAATGATGATGTCCCATAGTAATTTTTAGGGACACCGGTGAGATAATATTCAACCATCGACTCCGTAAAGTCTGGTGAGTTTTGGACTGAACCAAATTTGGGCAATTTCGTGTCCTTTCCTGTTCTTGTCCATCCATATTTAGACTCGATCTGATTCAAAATTTCTTCTCTACGCTCATCGACTAACATGTCTTCATAACGTATTACGAATACATCTAATTTGGTATCTAGCACCCACCCTCTTGCCCAGGTCTCGTAGATCCTGCCTTGAACCTTAACGTCGGGGTATGGTTGCATTGTTCCATCACTAGAAGGCAACCATTCCATCACATCAATCCCAGCAGAACAATCCCGGCGGAACTCATACATCGTTCGATGGAATGACATGTCTCTTCTGGTGAAAAGAGATTCAGTCCACATGTAAGGGCTTTTATGAATTGCTATAACTGGGGCACTAGGTGTCCAATCGGGGTCTGGTTCAAATCGATGTTTGTAGATGTCGGACTCGGTCCTTTCATTATTGATTGCACGTACACCAAAGACCTTATCGAGGAGCGTCACAGTCATATTAGTGCCCGATCTCATTAGGCCAAAGATATAATATCGAGGCTTCATAAGGGTTTATATCCCATTTTTAACATAGTATATTTGTCTAGTCTTTTGGTGATTTGGGCAATTGCGTTTGCAGATAATTCAACCGGAGTTTGTTTCTGATAGTATTCTATTCGAGCATCGTCCAAATCACCACTGTCGACAATGGAACCGGCCGGCCAAAATAAGAAACTATCCATAGGAATCCACTTGTGTGTCTCACGCCATTCAGGTGGATTAAATTCACCTATGATCTTATCACAAGCCATACGAAGGATCGATTCCTTCACCCGATCATCAATCAGGTCTTCGTATCGAAGAATCCAAATTTTACCGTAATCGATATAACTTTTTGTTTGATTGACCCAATGATGATAGCACTCGTTCCAAATTAGTGCAAGTGCTTCAACATCGATCCCGTTTATATAAACAGAATCTTTGCTTTTCAGATCTTCGTATATCGTTTGGGTTTCGAAAAAATCTTTACGTTTTCTAAAGACAATCGATTCGATCCATGTATATGGATTTTTGGTTAGAACCAGTGCTGGAATATCTTTATCGTACGACCAGGCCTCGTCCATGTTGACGATATGTTTCCAAGGCTTTCCCCAGTCTTTGAGAATGGGAAAATCTCTATTCTGGATCTCTGACCCGTCATAATTAGCCTCAACCACCCTTTCGAGAAATTGAGTTCCGGTTCTTTGCAAACCGAAAATGTAATATGGTATCATAATATATTCCGTTGTGGTGTGGAGTTTTTTGGTGCCTTACCGACGGCCAGGAACTCCACTAAAACCTGAATTACTTATTTAGACTTGGTGAGGGACCTCCTCACGTCGTCTACCACAACCTTTGCTGTCCTGCGTCTTTTCAGGCGGACACTTGATCACTGGATCGATTATATCAATCGAATGTTGGGCGTTAGCCGCAAATGAAACTGATATAATCATAATCAAAGATACTAAAATGTTTCTTTGAGTTTTCATGATATTCCCTTAGATCATTGGGATGTAGTAGCCAGAATTCATCTGAGCTTCTACCATATATTCGGGATACATGATTGGACCTGCGAGGCCCATAATACAGGCACCGAGCACAACAACTGCTAGTGCA